CCATCTCCAAAACTCATCAGTTTGTCCAGCAAGACTACGGATAATTGGTTGAGTTAGTTGATCGGGGAATACTGTTGTACGTTTAGCGTACGGTCCAACAATATTTAGTGTGTTAGAACCACCAGCCACACCAAACGGTTGGTTAATGATGGTGTAATCATAAATGTCGTAATAACCAGTGTTTGGTACAGTTACAATGTCCGCCGTCCGTTGCACTTGAGAACTGGTGGAGATATCAGCAGCACGAGTTACCGTTGATCCACTGGTGGGGATGTAGGAGGTGGGGTAGGGGGATTCTTCTAGTTGGGCGCCCCAGACAAGTAGGTTTGCTCCTATGGTGTTGCTATAGTCACCGTCCCCAGCTCCACCCACATAAAAACGTTTCACTTGAGTTGTGGCGAGTGTGGAGGTTAAAGAGCAACGGTACCAACCGTTGGCGATCTTAATTACTGAAGCCGTGCCATCATTTGTTGTGCCAACTGTACCCGCAAGAAGATCAAACCAAGCCGTAGCTCCATTTAGATAAACAATTAACTGAGAAGATGTCCCAGCCTTGGCGTACACGCTAAGAGTGGCATTGCCACTTGTTGAAATTGTTTGCGAAATAGATGCTGTGCTTGTAGTTGTTGACTCAAATAAACTAGCACTATTGGTTCCATCAGGCGAAACGCCAGATCCAGCGGTGATGGTAGCTCTAATTGTACTCCAGCCAGTGGAAAAATCTTCACTATAAGACATTAAATTCGTCCCTGCCGCCTCCAACAACAACCCCGCCGGTTGCATCACGCCATTCTCATCAGGGAAATAAGCATTATCACGTGCTACATCAATAGCAGCAGTCTGGATAATACCGTTAGCGTCGTAGTACGTGGCAGTAGAGGCGCGACTGGTGAAGATTGCAGGGGTTGGGATGTAGGAGGTTGGGAAGGTTCCGGCTTCTAGTTGGGCTCCCCAGATGTAAATGCCAGAGGTTCCATCTCCTTGATAAGTTGAGTTGAAGGAGGCGTCTGTCAAAAATACCTTAATATCAATAAAATTACCAGGAGCAGTGTTTGTAAGACTTATTGAAGCTCTATACCAGCCATTACCGTAAGAAACAAGAGACGTAGTAGCCGTTCCACCAAGTGCTGTATAAGTACCATTGCTTAGATCAATGTTCATATAGCTAGGCGGCGTATAGGCATAGTCAATCCAAAATTGAGCAGTAGATCTACCGTTTGCTTTTAAATAAACGCTTGCCGTATATGTAGCGTCATGCGTTATCCCGGTGATTCTCCTAGTAACAGCATGGCTTGATGAAGCAGAGTCCTCCGTCAAAGAAGCTCCATTGAACTCGTTTTCAGGAGACAATGCGGAGTAATCAATAGCAGTGGCGTTAACAGCAGTCCACCCTACGCTTAGTTCTTCACTACGTGGTATCAGATTCGTCCTCGCCTCCTCCACCAACAATCCAAGACTCTCATTCGTCACTGGATCATGGTCAAATCGTGCCACACCACTTGCAGCACTTTGGATGACACCATTCTCATCTACATACGTACCAGATGATGCACGAGTAAAGGTGATGCGTGGATCTAATGTTTTATCCTTGGCAAACTTCAGGTCAAGTGTAGGTCGTGAGTCAGGGTAAAGATGTTTGATAGTCATAATTTATACTCCAATTACAGTCCAGTTTGTACCGTTGTACCAGACAAGTGCATTAGCCGCTCCACCGCCAGTAACAGTAGAACCAACACTTGGACTATTGGCATCAGTTACTCGGAATACACGTCCAACAGGACCAGTAGGTAAGGCAGATACAGTAGTTCCAGTTTCAAGGTAAAGGCTATCAATAGAGACAAGATCTTTGTTTTGATAAGCAACTTCACCAAGCATGTAGTTCAAAGGAATCTCATTGAGATCCTCACCTACATCATGTTGAGTAACAATAGGAACTTGACTAAGATTATACTCAGTAACTTTAATCAGACCACTACCGTTAGCATCTAGATCAATATCTCCATCAGTGGTAGATGTATTGATCGCATAGGTTTGAACGTCAAAGTTAGTAACAAGTTGAGAATTTGTCAACTTGATTTGGCCACTACCGTTAGGAGTAATGACAACATCACCATTGCTTAGTGTTGTCGTAATCTTCTTATCCAGTACATCCAAGTCACCACCAAGTTGTGGACTCAGATCTGATACAAGATTAGTGGAATACGACTGGGGATCAATAGTAACAAAGCCAGTCTTCTGATCAACTTCAAACGTATCACCAACCTTAAACTTACCGTTCTGGTCAGTACTAGACTGCCAAACACGACCCTCATTCAGGTTAACTGTCTGCTTAAGTTCATCAGCAACACCACCATTCTCAGGTAGTGCTGTGTAGTCAGTACCACTACCAGCATACTCAAACGTATGACCAGAGGTACTAACAAGAGACCTAAGGAAGAAACTTACAGCAGCACCGTTAGCATGACTATTATCAAGACCAAGGTTCTCAGCACGGTTAGCTGGATTGGGGTTACTAATAGTTACGTTCCAACCAAGACCATTAGCACTAGAAGACAGGATCGGATAGATATCACTACCGATCTGTACCATCATATTGTCTAGTGGACGTGTAGCAGAACCAAACCAATTATCAACCGGCTGGTTAATAGCAAAGGTAATGTCACCTGCACTTGCTGCACCATTAGCTGTTGCAGTAAAGATAGCAGTAGTACTCTTACCATCAGCAATCAAACCATAACGACCAAAGTCAGTTGTGCTGTTGGTAAGGTTAACTTGACCACCACTCAATGCTTTGGTGTGGTAATGACAGAACGTACCAAAGAAGCTAACAAGCTGTGCATAGCCATTATTAGCTACCAGACAACCAGGACCATCAAGGCAGATCTGAGTAAAGCTATCAACAACAAAGCTACGGAGTGGGCTAGATGAATCAGGCAACGAACCATCAACGAAAATACCACCACCAGTAGGACCAGAAGTTAGGTCACCACCAGTACCAGCAAAGTTATTAGGATCGAAGCTGTTGTTATTGATACCAGAGTCTGCAAAGTTAGTACAGTTCTGGATATACGGACTCTTCTTAACGATACAACCGGGATAGAACCCAGCCACCCAACCTTGGTTAGCAGGTAGACCATATACCGGATCATCATCTACTGGGTGATCACCACGTGTACCAGTTGCTTTCAAACCAGCAAAGGTAAATCCAGTGATGTACGTACCGCTATTACAGCGGAACATTGTCTGAGTCTCAGTAGCAGCAGTGGGGTGAATGAAGCAGCTACGGATAGACTGACCAACAATAGACAGGTTACTTACAGTAATATCAATCGGCAGTACTTCCTGATAAACACCAGGAACCACATAGACAATATCACCAGCATTAGCAGAGGCTACAGCGTTCTTGATAGTCTTCTTTGGGTTGATGATACGGTGACCATCAAAGCTATCATTACCGTTAACAGAGTCAACGTAGATAACAGTAGGCTGTGTAAGGAATGTACCACCAGAAGCAACACCAATCCAGTTGCTACCATTCCAAATAGACAGAGTGTTATCAGGAACCTGTTGCAGCCAAGTCTTACCTACTTCCCAATCACTACCAACAGGAGTAGAGTCAGATACAATAGTATCAAACCGCTTAGATGAAGCAGCACCAGTAAAGAGGTTGCTATCAGATGGAGCAGGACTACCAGCATCCTGTTCAGACTCAGTGATGATATCTACACCTTTGATCTTGTCAAAGTCAATAGAGTCATCAGCAAGACCAAGAGTAATAGTACCGTCACCATCATCAATTACGGTGATACCATCAGCTCCTGCAATATCACTGGTGATAGCAGTGTCGATCTTGGCATCAATGCGTTGATCAATAGATTGGGTAGTAGCAATATAATCATTACTACCAACCCAAGCCTCACCACTTTGTAGCGTCTCATCAGTTACGTTCCACGTTGTAGTGTCTACGTAGTTCTTGGTAGCAGCATCCTGTGCATTAGTAGGATCTTCTACATTGATGATGGGGTTACCATCCATATCAATGCGATCTTTGAAGACAGCGTTGTAAAGAGGAGCCTTCTGATCACGCCATTCTTGTACAGAGAAGCGAGATTGATCGAAGTTAGTATTTAGATCTACAGCTCGAATTGCTGAACTTGAGTAAAAAACAGCACGAGCTTCGTCAATATCTGTTTGACGTGTGATTAGAATACGAAGACCATCAGCAGGTGCTGTATTAAAAGTAACACCTGTATTATCAACTGTATAAGTACTAGAAGAGACAACTGTCCTATCTACTTCTACAATGATTTCTGAAGTATCAATATATTCAAACCCTACAGGGAACGGGAAAAAGGTTTGTGCTCCAGTTCCAGTGTATTCAAATTGAGTAATAGCCATCACTTAATAGAGTAGGTAAATGCGGTGGAGCATTAGTAGGACATTGTTTGTTCGAAATCTTTGAGGAATTGTTCGGCACCTTCAGTATCACCGACGCTTAAAAAGTTTTCAAGTGTTTGATTCTGGAATTGTTTTTGTTCAATTCTATCTCTAGTAGAGACGAATGCCTCAGCATAACGAGTAGATGAGCGTAAAGCGGAATCAAGCATCATATGAATACCTTTAAAGCTTTCTACATCAACCGGAAGGTTAGCTTCACGAGCACGCTTAAACTCTTTACGGAATTCTTTGCCTTCTTGAGTTTGCATAACTTGTTGAATTGCTTCTTTAAACAAACCTTGTTGACCCATCAGATTCATTACTTCTGAACGCTCCTCGTTGCTATATTCAACGCCACGTCCATTTGTACGGAGTGTAGGGCGAGCATCATACTCAATGTCAATCAAGAATTGTTTTTCAGGAGAGATGGAACCACTTACCTTCCAAGGAAGATAGTTGTTCCATACCCGTGCAAAGAAATTAGCCGGTACACCAACTTTACCGCCATCAATCCAATCATAAGAATCAGGGAGATTCTGTTTAAGAATAGGATTCCGATTAGCGACAAGATCAAGGAAGTTATTTTCAAGTTCTTTCTTAGCAGGCATCATGAGGCGCCCAAATTCAGACAGCAAACTAGCTCCAGGCATTGTTGCACTAGACATAAATGAAGATGTCCAGCGATTAATAGCGCCTACATCACCGCGAACAATATCATTAAGTGGCTCTAAAGCAGCCAACATAGATTTATCTGTAATTGTAGCACTAAGGACAAAACCAGCAGCACGTAAACTTTCAGCAAGTTCAGCTGAATTAAGGCTATCAAAGTTATCCATGATGTTAACTGTTAGTGCAAGCCAATCACTTACACCTGGAATACCATCATAGCTGACCCATTCACCACCAGGTAGACGTATAGAACGCTTTTGCCAATCAGCATCACGGCGAAGACGTTGCTTTTCCTTGTCGTAAAGACCATCACCAGTGATGTTGTCGCTCATAAACAAACCAACAGCACCCATCACACTCACTGCACCTAAAGCCTTACGACCTTTTAATTCAGCTCTTACTGTATTGTAGACACTTTCAATGTTATCCATTGAATAGTCAATACCACGTGAAGATAGAAGCTGCTCTACTTCAATCCCACTCATTTCATGGAACTTACGATCAAAAGCATTCAGTTGATCCAAGAAAACACCAAGGGGTTGATGAGTACCGAAGTACTTAGCCATGTTAAGTGGTGTTTTAGTGAACAACAAAAACGGTTTAAGAACAGGTGCAGAACGTATGAGATTAGATAGTGCATCATTAGCTGCATTATCAAGGCTCATTGAAATCTCACCAGCAGCATACCTTACCGCAGTATCAGTGATGTTATCGTTTTCATCAAACATCTGGTTATAGATGTTTTTAGCTAAATCATCTGATTGTTTGCGGCTTTGAAGAGATACCTTACCACCTTGAGTTACCTGATCCCATGCCCTACCACGTGCTTCCCAGTTAGCCATAACAGCTTGAGTGAATCCATCAAATGCTTGCATTCCACGTTGACCAAAACGCAGCCAAGGGTGATTTGCAAGATCATTCATCTCATCAACCATAGCCACCATTACTTGAGGACCGTATTCACCTTTAGAAGCTTTAGCATTAGCAAAGGATCTAAGCAATTCAAGTTGCTTCTCTTCAGCAACACCCATATCCTCACGTAGTGCCATAACATATGGTTCACTAGAAGAGCGCCGAAAGACTTGGTTCATATAACTCAAGCCTTTATTAAGGGTATCCCATGCAGCAGAATATTGGTACCAACCTTTACGGAAGGTAGCCATGTCACCATTAATCAATGCACCAGCAGCTTGAGTAATAGGACGTTCAGCAAGTAGTGCAATGTTAGATACACCAGCTTTAATTGGTGTACCAATAGCAGACAGAGTTGAGTTGTATAGGTTAGACCAGAATCCACGCATTACTGTAGAAGGAATGCTAGGATCACCATCAAAAACTGCTTTACTGAATACACCAAGAGAGTTACGGACATAATTATTAAGCTTACCAATTGTATCTACTTTACCATCAGTAAACTCATACGCCATCATTAGTGGAGCCAGTAAATCAGGGCGTTGCTCCTTTACCTCACGAAGAGTATTGATAGTTTGTTTGGCTTCTGCTTTAATCTTTTCAATAGCCCGTAGCGTATCGTTTTTTTCACCTTTTAGTGTATTCTGAATACGAGTAGCATAAGCAGCATTAGCAGCATCACTACCTTTAGCAGTAAGGCGATTCCAAAGATTAAGCATATTCAAAGCACGACCACGTGAATACGAAGTCATACCTTTTTGTGCCATTAAGAATTCAAGACGATCAAGAATCTGCTCTTGTGCTCGATCAACAGCAGCAGTACCATCCATAAGGCGAGCGCCTAAAGCCATATCAGACACTTGTCCAGCAAAAGATGTCCCTACATAAGCTTGCGCCTTCATGATGTCCATGTCAGCATAATCCTTAAGTAGCATATTAATTGTCTTAAAGACACCCGCATATGCTTCACTTTTAAGGACAGGAGCACCTGTATCTACATCTACACCTTGCCACCTTTTAAGAGCCTCTTTTAGTTGAGGTGTATCCATTTTGTAGAAATCGAGAGCCAATTCTTCACCAGCATTAACGATTTCTTTATGGGAAATATAGCGACCAGAAGCTGTCTTGTAACCATATTCACCAGCATCTTGTAGTTGAGAAGCGAGACCTTTAATAATAGTCTCCATCCCCTCAGGCACTTCAAGACCAAACTTAAGTGCAGCTTCAGATACGACGCTACCTACTCGACCATATACACTATCATAATTATTGTTAATGCGTACTACATCAACTGCAGCACCAACAATACCGAGAGGATCTACTGATCTAATACCTGATTCCTCATAACCATAAAGATCATGAACACCAAGCATAGGTTGATCTAGGTTAGCATTTTTAGAGAAGTTGTACTCACCCAGTTCGTCTAAAGCATCCGAACGACGTGCGGCAGATTCAGCAATAACTTCCTCAATGTCGTCAATGTCTTTACCTAAATTACGAGCAAACCAATTTTTAGCTTTTTCTGATTCAGGAACCCACTGAGTAGAACGAAGTACACCACGAATGCCTTTAACTACTTTAGCTGTACCTTCCAGAACATCACCAAAGACTCCAGTACCAACAGTTTCTACAATTGTTTTTTTAAGTTTAAGGTCTGGAGCGTCGCTATCTAATGTAGCAATATCATTTGAAATCCAACCTGTTTGATTGGGAAAGATTTTCTTAAGTGTACCTGTTACGTTGTGATCAGTCCGGCTTTGTGCAGAAACTCCAGCAACCCCAACATCAACTCCAAGAGCAAAAACCTTTGGTCCTAACCAGCGAATAAATGGATCTTGAAGAAATTTAAGTTTACTAGCACTAGCAGCACCAGCAAAAGCGCCAGCACCTAATTTACTAAGTATAATTGTTGGAGCTATGACACTACTAATTTCCCTAAAACCTTGAGTAATGTCACTTTGAAACTTAGGAAGTTTCTGTACTTTACCGTCAGGTCGGAATGGATTTGTAACTCCAGGAACTTCTTTACTAGGCAATACGTTAAGAAACTCTACTGCAAAATCAGCAATACCAGCAGGTACGACCATTGCACCTTCAAGTGTTTGCCTAGCAAGACCGCCAATATCAATACCACCTTGTTGTGGTTGTTGTGCTTCACCCGTAGGTTGAGCTTGTTGTTGTGGAGATCCTTGTGTAGTTGGTTGAGGAACAGTTGGTTGATTTTGAAGTGTATCAAGTTCAGCAGCTAACTGCTTTGCTTGTTCTTTTAGACGCAACTCCTCATTAGGATCCAACTCTGGCGTACCAGTAACGATCTCATCAGGATAAAATTCCATTTAATTCAATTTAATGGTTAGTTAATTACCACGATATTCAAAATGTCCACCATGACTGCCAGGATAATCAACAAGGTACCAACCAAATTTAGGTCCGTTTTGAATCATCCATTTTTTAGACGTACCATGTATATCAATGGCTTCTCCATGCAGGTGCAATGAAGTTGGAGAACCTTTAGCTTGAATGTTCTTCTCTTTAGTACGTTGAGAACTAGCGATGTCAGAACCTTTTACAGCACCTCCAGAAGCTTGTACCATTTGAGCGAATGCTGTAGCAGCATCTCTACTCATAATAACTGGCCTACCTTGTTCATCCTGCATGGACACAGGTTGCCACCCGTAGCCAGTATCATAACTACTAGTACGTTGAATAAAACCAGGTCGAAGTGTTGCACGACTCTGCAGTGATTGCAGGTGACCGTATTTGTAAGCCTGACTCATCACAGAATTAAAGTATCCAGGATTTGACGATGGAGATAGGATACCTGTAGGACCATCATGATACATCTGGATAGCCCTATTCATGCTTTTTTGAGGATTATTGGGGTGATTAAGCATCTTTATTAGATACCTAGCAGCACCGTCAATTGCTTGAGGGATGTTCAAAGGATCAACACCCATTTCAGCAGCAGTTTCAGGTTTAAGTTGAGCAATACCAAGCGCTCCAGAAGGGCTAGGTTGTTCTCCAGTCAATACAGTGTCTTTAAATCCAATACTTTCATGATGAAGCATTCCAGCCAACAAACCAGGTGAAAGTTTATACTTAGTAGCAGTTTCTAGAATTAGTTGACCAATGTTATATCCAAATTTATTGGGAACTAAATCAATATTATAGGTACCAGTAGAACCCATGGTTCTTACTGAAATCTGTTCAGTTTGATACGCCTCAAGTTTACGCAAAAGAGCTGGGTCCGCTTGCTGCCTAAATTGAGTAAAGAATTGAGGAACAGGAAGTTTACCTAGACCATTACTTTGCATTAAGGTATCTAGCACTGCTATAGGATTCATCCGAAGTTGATTTGCAATTCCTTTAATCCTACCATCAGGAGCAAAGTTAGGTTTCATCGCATCTTGCTTATACGCCTCTAGTTCAGGTACTGAAAAAATAGCTCCAGGAGTAGTCAGCGCTTTAGCACCAAGCGTGCCGATAGTGCGTTGAATTTGAGCACCTCTAGCAGCTGCATTTTTATCAACGTCAGCAGGGCGATTAAACTGAGAATAGCCACCAAGACCGCTACCACGAGTAACAAAGAATTTAGGATCTTTTGCGTTAGCGTAAAATCTATCACGAACAATGCTATAAGCATTATCGGAGTTCCTTGGATCACCAGGACTAATCAACTCTAGTTTGTTAAATTCAGCCAAGAATTGACGCATTAGGTGAGAACCCATTAGGCGTACAGAAGGGTCATATTGACCTTGAACTTTAGCCTGAACTGGACGTGGAGATTTAGCAAGATCCATGAGGGTTTCTTTCATCCCATCAAAACGAGGGTCTTCTTGCTGTGCCTTGCTACGTGAAATAGCACGTGCTCTAACATCAGAAGGTACTACACTATTAGGTAGTCCCATTTCAGTAATCATCTCTAATGTTAAAACACCAGCATCATCAAGAGATTGGACTTGCTTTATTTTAGCTGCAATAAACTTACCGTCAACAGTATTGTTTAGTTTAAAAGTTTCCAATTCAGATGGAATAGGTTTACCTGGAAATTGTACTTTCCATGCCTCAATAGCTCCATTAACATCTGCCATTACAACATCAGGGTTTTTCTGAAGTTCTTCAATAGCAAAGTCCGTCCACTCTTGCTGTCTAATCAGATCATCGTTTTCATTAATCTGGTGTTTTCTTTGATCCCGTACACGAGCATCTAAAAATGCTTGTTTGGTAGCAATGTACCAAGCTGTTTTCTCAAAACGCTCTTTAAATGTAACCTCTCTACCATCCCAGTCAACTTTAAGTGAATCTAAAGTCTCAAGTTGCTGCTGAGCCCATCTCCAATTATCAGTCAGAGCTTCAGTTTGTAGATAGGTAGACAAATCTACCCAGGCTTTAGATCTAGCAAAACCAGCAGGTTGCTGCTGAATCATTGCAAGTACAGAAGCCGCACCACCAGTACTAAAGGCTTGTGAATAAGTATTATTGATAGCGTCTTGAGCATTGCTAGCAATAATCTTCCTTTTTAATGTTGACCCTTCTTTAGCCCACTCAGCATGTACAGCTCTAATAGTAGGATGTACAAATTGAGCAGCCGCTGATGGATCTACATTTTGCCTAATAAGATTTTCACGGATGAACTCACTGAGAATCCTAGACTTGATAGCTTCCTCACTTTCTCCATCTAAAGAATCACGAGCCTCTTGAAGAGAAAGTTCTTTATCTTTAATTTTAAATTTAGTGTTGATGTTATTATCAAAGTGGGTCTGATATGACCCAGCCATGTTGCCTAGTACTGCAGTTGATGTAGACCAATACTTAGCATTACTATGCTTAGCAAGGAATACAAGATCTTGAATTGGTACATTGAGATCATTGGATAGTTCTACAATCCTAGAATTCTCAGCAAGGCTTTGACTGTTAGCATTTACACCAAGTTTATGTAGCTCCATTAATTGCTTATTGGAGACACCAGTGTTGAAGATAGCTTGATGTACAGCTAGTTTCTTACCTTCCTCAATGTTTTGATTAATTTTAACTACTGTATCAAACGCTGTAGTCGAGAACTTAGCTAGAGAAGTGAGAGTATCAATTTCACCTTTATTTTCATTTACAGCATTCTCAATAGTAGTTCTGTAGTTATTCTGGATTTGTTTTTGGACGCGATCACGATTATCTTGATCTGCCTGAAAGATTTTATCACGGTTTCGTGCTTCCACTTCATTAACGTACCGCATAGCACTAGCCATACGATCACGTTGTTGAAGGTCAAATTGGGCAGCACGTTCCATATCCTGTAATTGTTGCCGACCACGTTCACGGGTCTTACTAGCAACATCAGGTGCCTCAATAGGGGAAAACCCCCGAGGCTGTGCATAACCTCTAAATTGTGCCATAAATCATCTCTTAGCTGCTACGTTGTACTCCACCGAAGATTGCTTGGCCAGCAGCATTACCACCAGCTTGAAGTTGTGTTATGTAGTTATTATTAGTAGTAGGTCTAGGTGCGTAAGCATTAACAGCCGCTTGTGCAATACCAGGAATAGCTGTACTAAGTCCTGCCAAGATTGGGCTAGCCAAGTTAGGTACTGATGCCACAGGTTTAGGCAGAGGACGAGGTTTAAATGGATCTTGTAATGTGGGGCGCGGCAGTGGTTCAGGTGCAGGAGGAGTAGGAGGTATGCTAGGAGGCAAGCCGATACTAGTAATAGCATTCATATCCGCTTGGAACTTATTCATAAATGCATTAGCCTTAAGTGCTATTGCCTGTGTAGATGCACTTACACGAGAAGCTGCAATTTGAGCCCTATCTAAATAGAACTTATCGTTAATCTGTTCTAAATTAGCAGTAATTTGAGAAGAAGTTAAACCAAAGTTTTGATCGGCATTAAAGACTTGTTGAATAATAGCTGACATATCTAAAGCAGCTTCAGCAATAGATGCTGTAGCAGCCTTCTCAGCAGTAACACCCATGCCACCACGAGCTTGTGCTTCACCTTTAGATTTAAGCGCACTAACATAAGTCTTTTGCTGTTCAATTTGAGCCATTGCACGAGTCTGTTGTCTGGCAGCATCAGCCTCTTGAAATTTCAAAGCTTCTCCAAGCTGATTATACCTAAAGTCCAACATTGTAGACTTCTCCTCAAAGTCCATAGCAATGTTCTGCTCTTGCAACCATCTATCAGCATCTTGCAAGGCAAAGTTATAGGCAATACCGTTAAAGCCTAGTTGTTGGCCAGCAGTTAACTTACGCTGCTCAAAGTCACGATTGCGTTGTTCAATATCAAATGCACGAATCTGCATCTGATAATTCCAAGACTTACGGGCAGTCTCATCATTATATGCTAACTCTTGCTCAATATTGTCCCGCTGAATCTTAACGCTGTTTGTGTCGTACCTAAACTTACGACGCATTTCACGGTTCTGATACTTCCAATTCTGCATATTTGCTTTATTGATAGCATCAGCTTGTTTTTGAGCTGCAGCGTTTTGTTGGCTCTGACCAAATCCGCTAAATAAACCATTTAGAAGAGATGCTCCACCTTGAATGGCAAACATCTCCAACCCAGTTAATGCCATACCTACGCCCTCCTATAATAACGAGGTGAGTAATTGCCTTCCCATGTCATACTATTGAGAGTAACTGGGAACGGTGAAGTACTATTAATTTTAAGTTGGAAACTTGTGTTTCGTTGATGAATAGGCACAGTTACTACAGTATTTTGAACAAGTGGTGCATTAGTTTCAATGTAACGATCTGCTTCTTGTACTGATTGTGTAGACAACCACTCACCTGATCCATACTTTTTCAAATAGAAATTAACAAGACCACTAAGACCCATGTTAAATTTCATCCTAGCAATTGTAAGATTAGCTGACCAATCCTTAGGTTGATTACCAGGAGTATAGAAGTAAGTAGGTAGTGTTACCTCATACGTGTACTCATAACCAATAGCTAGTTTGTTCTCTTGACCTTCCCAATCACCAGGAATAGTCCAGTCAGTAGGATCAATGTCCATAACAAAACCAGCATCAGGATCATCCAATTCTGGGGAAATGAATAGTTTAGTTAATTCATTAATACCAGATGGAGCTGATGTAGTAACAGCAGGAATCGTTACAGCTACAGGTCTTTTACCTGAGATATGCGTGTAAAGAGTAGGTAAAGTGGAGCGTTTAGTGTTAGCATCATAAGTAATGGTGCCAGCATTAGAAGCAGGGTACAGGAAATCAAGACGAACAGTAGGCATCGTAATGTTACCAAACGTCGGGAATTGACTACTAACTGGGTAAGGTGTTTGCACCATGCTTACCATACTAAGCTGATAGTCACTTCCATTCTTAGTTACAAAGAATAGGACGTTCTGAATGATTTCCATATATTGAATTGATCCAGGTAGATCCCACTTGAACCAAGCCTGCATCAACTGTTGCTCACCATTGCTATAAAACTTATACAAGTAGATACATTTAGATGTATCACTATATGCGGCAAGCAGTGAATTCTGTGGATCAGTAGTCAGCTTAACAATATCAACAGGTAGATATTCAGCAATTACTTGACTAATATCTACAGTTGTTGGTGTCTCACTACCACCTCTAGGTTGCATTCCAAAGATCTTAGAATACAGAGGAGTACGTGAAATAAAGCTGACATAGTTACCCATGTCCCTTGCAGATACATCAGGAGCACTTTCATACTGACCGATAGTACGGATAATAGAGTCAAATGGAGTCAGGTTACCACTTTCAGAATAAAGTAGGAACTGTTCAAACTGACTAAATAGTACAAGACCTTGAGGACGTGATACAGCAGAGTGCAGTGTACCAACCCTAAAGCTAGACACATCTACATCTACAGGATCAGCAGCTGTAATAGTCTGAGCACTGGTGTAGAAGAAGTTAGGAAAGTCTTTAGCCACACTCATAACAACTGAGTCTGGAGATAGGAAAACTAAACGGTTACTATTCAGTACACCGTATTTAATTGACTTTCCAACAAAAGATGGGAGAGGATTACCATAGTCATTACCACTAGCTCTTGGCGCCCAAGTTTCCTGAGAAATGGTAAAAGTATTAAGGCTATTATTGAATAGCTTATACGGCATAGTAGTGGCATCAAAGCCAGCACTAGCTAGTTTATTAGTACCACCCTCATCATCCCATCCAAGAGACTCTTGCCAGTAGCCAGTACCAGATTCAGTAGTAGAACCACTAACACCTTTAAATTGAACATAATAAGAATTACGTTCATCAATAGAGTTAATGATCTTTACACGACGACCATTTACAGTGGTAGAGGATAACCGACCTGCACTAGTAACTTCATCTTGATAAGATGTAAGGGCAAGACCACTATCTCCAGCTTTTACTTCAAGAGTAAATGGTACGTTATCTGCACGAGTAATCTCCAAAGAGCTACCATATTTTTCAACAGTAAATCCAGTTGTGGCAGTAGTAATTGCAGTTGATAATGTAGTCAATACATGATCAAGTGTATCGTTAGATGCGATAGCATGGGTACAGGCAGTACCATTAAGGTAGATTGTATAATCACCTTGCTCGATAAAGGATACGATAACTGTACCACGCACACCTAATTTATACTCAGACTTAGCTTGCATAGCCACAGTCTTTGTCTTATTAATTAAGTATGTTGTATCCAGAAAAGATACATTGTGAAAGCTATTAACTGCATTTGCAGACGATAGATAACTAATTACATCTGCATTACTTTTACCATTAATTGTAGCCTCAGTCCAAACATACTGACTTCCACTTAAAGTTGGAATAATGTTCCAGATTCTAATATCACCAGAATTAGTGATAACTCCGATGTAGCTTTCAGTGTCAGATCTATTGATATTAAACCAATAGCCATTCTCTAACCCAGCAGCATTAGTAAGTGTAGTGAGAAATTGACTACCATTCCTTTTGACAAGACCAAAGGTAGGGTCTGGGTATCCATTTAGAATCTCAGATACTTGACCAGGTGATTTTTTATTATCTTCTTGAGTGCTGATACCACCAAGAAATGTAGAGATTTGTTGTGTGATTGCTGCCATTACCACCTCTGAAGAGCTTTAAAGGGTTGGAACGATTGATAAGCAGAGCCTTCCCTAGGTGTACCGAAGAACGAATAATCACCTTGATTACATTCATACTCCAAAGCCATAGCTCTACAGTACGATTCTTTTTGTTGTAGGATTTGATATTGATTACCATCACCTACAATACGACTAGAGACAATAGTTGCAGCACGTGCAGTAATGTAGTCTTGAATAGGAGCAGGTAGATCAGTCCAAGGACGCCACCAAGTAATATCACAGTAAAGAGGTTCAGTCCATTGATCTGTATGATTACGTCGATCATAAAGACGATTTTCTTTCTTAACTATATCAATATATGCATAAGCAGTATATTGTGGGTTATTTGATAAATCTACTTGAAGAGCATTAGCTGGGTAGTAAATAAAATTAGTAACACTTTCAGGTGGTAGGGGGAAATCATACTCCTTATTAAATGTCCATCCTTCTGCCTGCACTTCCCTAGATACTTCTTGAAGAGTATCATAAGCAATCGCAACGTCCGGGTTGGTTACGATGGTTTCCTGGGTACCATCATCTACTCGTTCAATGGTTTCAGTTTCCAGGGTGGTTACAGGCGCTTGGCCAACTGACGCCAAAATTTGATTGATAGCTTGTAGCTCAGTCTTAGAGCCAGTTGAAGGATATGCCATAACAATAGTGTTATTTAAACAAATAAAAAAAAGGGAGACCGAAGCCTCCCCAAAGAATCAGACGTTAGCGATGTTGCACTCAACGCCAGGATATGCAGTACGCAGACCCTTGGTGGTCGAAGCCACAGCAGAGTCAGCAACAGCAGAGCCGTAACCCTTGCGGGTTTTGGCTACAGAGATACGCACAGCGTCAGTCGTGCAGACGCCGTTATCTCCCTTAGCAACAGAAGCAGCCATTTTAATTTACCTCAATTAGGGACCAACGTAGGGGAGCTTACCATCTACGTCATCAGTTTTTACCTTATCGAGACGGATGCCTTGACCAGAAGCTACAGTCCGTCCATACTCAACAGGAGTAGGAGGGTTCTGAGTCTGGGAATTAACGACAGTCCCGATGGCATTACCTTCGACAAGAATTACAGAAGTGCCAGGAACAATAGACATAGGTCTATCTCCTTATCAAGCACGAGCCGACTGCAGCTCAATAGCAGCAGCAGGATTCAGGATGCCGCAACCCATAGCCAGACGACCCACGATGATATCGCCTTGGTACATGGTGCGAACGTCAGAACCAGTGGTCTGCACTTGAGGACCAATAGCCTCAACCACACCAGCAGCATCCTTCTGGTAGATCAGACCACAGTGGGTGCTGAAGTCACCAGCGTAGACATTGTTACCAGCGGCATCCTTATTGTTCTCACCAGAGACACCAGCCACGTTACCAGCCAGGAAGGGCAGGTTGTTGGAACGCTTGATGCTGATACCAGCGATCTCATAGAGACCTTCACCGGAGTTCAGGTTACCTTGACCAGAACCATAATCACGGTTCAGGATGTTGGTATCCACTTGGCTGATCAGGGCGTAGTACTGACGCGGGGACAGTACAGCATGACGACCTTGCTTAGGCAGGTTCTTCTCATCCATGATGGAAGCAGCTTCAAAGAAGGCATCTACCAGAGCTTGTGCATCAAACTCCTTTTGCACACCCAGTTGGATGATGCTACCGCCGGGCTCAGGACCAGGAGCAGCAGTGATGGGGTGAGCTTCACGAGCAGCCTTAGCGATCACACGGAAGATCTTCTTATCATAGGCTTCAGCCAAAGCGTGGCCGATCTTAGCCGAGATCTCAGAACGCAGCGAGTAGTGCGCGAGGGTCTCGTCCAAATCATAGACAAAAGCGGAACTCACGAGAAGGTCATCCATCACGATGGTCTTCTCAGCCACCGGAGGGTTATTGCTACCCAGGATCGGGGTGCCAGGCTCGTGATACGCCGCCGTCATACGGCCAGTGAAAATGAACTGAGCAGACTTACCACCACGCAGTGAACGGCTCATCACAGTTCCTTTAGCGATACAGGCGCTTTCATACGCCTTCATCATCTCGCCAGTAAACAGTTTCAGATAGGTTGCATACTTGGTATCATAAGCAGTACCAAGAGCAAGGGGGGTAGAACTCGTATTATTAATCGAGCCTACCGAAGTAACAAGAGTGTTAGCCACGATAGTAAAGAGAGTGTTGTGTGTACAGTCTCTCTAAGCGCTTAGAGAATCACATGATTATACATGTGTTCATCGAAAATTATAGTTGGTGTCTGTCTCTCCAGACCGTCATGGCATGAGGTGCCTGCCGTAGCAGATTCATACCAATAGGAGCCAGGTCCGACTCTGAGGTGCCTGACTCCGTTTAATTATTTAGTTTTCGGTGTGTAAGCAACGCCGCGATACTTCAACTTCTGCTCTTTTTGTTGAGCTTTCTGTTCCCGTACACGGGCATCCAATTCGACTTTAGTCATTGTTAAGGACCGAAGTACCTACCCCCCGTTCCATGAGTAGGCGTCATGCGTCAAAGCAGCGTAACTGCGATGATGAACGGACGACATTGCTTAATTAATTTACGGCCAAGCAGCACCACCAGCCTGAACCTTCACACCTTTCGGGCTAAGTTCGGTCAGGGTTTGTGCAACCTCACCATAAGCAGAAATGAAAGCACGGCTACCAGCAGTAGGAGTTACATACTGAACCGTTACCGAAGACACCTTCGGATCATAAGGATTAGCATCAGCCATTTGATTATCCAATATAAGGAGCTACCAGTGCCACGGGAGTGGTTTCAGCACTGGCGAGATCAAGTGGGAAGTTATGAGCATTGCGTTCGTGCATTACTTCAAAGCCGAGGTTAGCACGATTGAGAATGTCAGCCCAAGTATCAATGACACGACCATTGTTGTCGAGTAGTGATTGATTAAAGTTAAAACCATTCAGGTTAAACGCCATAGTAGATACGCCAAGAGCAGCGAACCAAATACCCACCACTGGCCAAGCAGCAAGGAAGAAATGGAGACTCCTGCTATTATTAAAACTTGCGTATTGGAAAATGAGACGCCCGAAGTAGCCGTGTGCTGCGACGATGTTATACGTCTCTTCCTCTTGCCCAAACTTGTAGCCATAGTTCTGAGAGATGTCTTCAGTCGTCTCACGCACAAGCGAGGACGTAACAAGGGAACCGTGCATAGCACTGAATAGTGACCCACCGAACACCCCAGCAACACCGAGCATATGAAATGGGTGCATGAGGATGTTATGTTCGGCTTGAAATACCAACATGTAGTTGAAGGTTCCCGAAATACCCAAAGGCATAGCATCGGAGAACGAACCTTGACCAAAGGGATAAACCAGGAAGACCGCTGAGGCGGCTGCAACAGGAGCTGAGTAGGCAACACAAATCCAAGGGCGCATCCCTAGTCGATAGCTAAGTTCCCACTCGCGTCCCATGTAAGCATAGACGCCAATGAGGAAGTGGAAGACCACAAGTTGGAACGGTCCCCCGTTGTAGAGCCATTCATCAAGTGAATTAGCTTCCCAAATTGGGTAGAAGTGTAGTCCGATGGCATTGCTGCTCGGAACGACGGCTCCCGATATGATATTGTTTCCATAAAGAAGACTGCCTGATACAGGCTCGCGGATGCCATCAATGTCTACAGGAGGTGCAGCAATGAAGGCAATAATGAAACAAGTAGTAGCTGCAAGGAGACACGGA